GTAAATGGCAATAAGCTCACTCGTATCTCGTGGTCAGGGTGTGCTTATGGCGAAAGAAAGAACCGCAGCTTATGAGTAATTTAGTACCCGCCATCATTATCGCTCTAATCCTAATCCTGCACTCCCCAGCCTCGGTAGTGGCACCGGTCATGTTCCCCGGGGTGGTGCAGGAGTACCAGGAGCCTGAGCCAGAGCCGGAACCGGAGCCGGTAGTATTTGAATCTACCGCTTACACCTGGACAGGCTGCCGAACAGCATCAGGATCATGGCCGAGCAGAGGGACGATTGCCACAGATCCGAGGGTGATACCTCTGGGGACGGAACTGTACATCGAGGGGTACGGTCCGGCGGTAGCGGCAGACACGGGTGGGGCGATACAGGGGCAGAGGATAGACCTGTATATGGATACAAAACATGAGTGCCTCCAATGGGGGAGGCGGAAAGTTGAAGTACAAATAAGGAGGTAACTATGGAAAACATTGAGCGCAATCTTAGGGAAGACCTGGAACAGCTTAAGTATTTAGGTACACTTCATTTAGGTGTCCACGCTACTTTATTACAGGAAATAGCAGGGTACTGGATTCCTAAACTAATTGAATTGAACAAAGCACTTATCAAAGTAGATTCTTGGCCCGGCCAGTACCTGGTAAACGAAGCCTACAGACCTATTGCCGAGGCTCTGGTTAAGAAATACCAGGGACTGGAGCACATCAAGGTTAACGAAATCTTATTCATCGAGAATACTACCGGCACTGGTACCACCCTGGATAAACGTAAAAATGCCCAGCTCGGTAAAATCCCCGCGCGGTGGCAGGAAGTACTCCGGCAGCTAACCGGCCGGCGGTTTTATTACTTCATGGAAATGTTTAAACAGAACATATCGGAAATGAGCCGGGAGCAAATCATTACCCTTATATATCACGAGCTGCGGCATATCGGTCTGGATGGGGACCTACGGCACCATGACATCGAGGATTGGCTGGAGGTAGCTGAAAATTTAGGGGTTGACTGGGCTGCTCCCTATAAGGCCTTGCCTGACCTGTTAGATGACGCGGTTGATTGGGACAGTATTCAGGATTTAGGGCTCTTCCCGGAAACTCAGTTAAAACTGGTGAAATAAAAATAAGGAGGACTTATAAACATATGGATATCACGATTAAGATAGAAGCCCCGGCACTGGTTGACGCGATAAACGCCTTAGCCGTAGCTATAGCCGGAAACATGGAATTATTATTGGACGGTCCGGGAGCACGGGCAAATGTTAACGAAGCGGCAAAAAACGTTACTAACAAGGCTGAAACTGTTACCGAAACTGCAAAAAATGTTACTAAAGAGGCTGAAACTGAAACTAAGACAGAAACCAAAACGGCCTCCACTTTTACCCTGGAACAGGTCCGCGCTAAACTTGCTGACCTTTCCCGGGGCGGGAAACAAGCTGAGGTAAAGGCACTGCTGAACAAACTGGGGGCTAAGAAACTTACTGAAGTCCCCGAAGATAAATACCCTGAACTGATGCAAGAAGCGGAGGCGATATAGTGAGTCACGCTCTACTATCAGCCTCCGGATCCGCTCGCTGGATGGCATGTACGCCCAGTGCGCAGTTAGAACAACAATTCCCTGAGCAAACAAGCGTATACGCGGAGGAGGGTACTTTTGCCCATGCCCTGGCTGAGTTAAAGCTCCGCCGGGCTATAGCGAACACTATTAAGCCCAGCGAGTTTAAAAAGCGCCTGGCTGAGATGCAAAAGCACCCGCTGTACTCTCCGGCCATGGAAGAGTATGTAGACCAGTATGTTGCCCAAGTGTCAGAGATTATGGCTGCAAAAAAGCAATGCGCGGATACCCTGGTCTTGTTAGAGCAAAAGCTGGATTTCTCCGAGTGGGTGCCTGGCGGATTCGGTACCGGAGACGTAGTTATTATCTCAGACGGGACCCTGGAAGTAATCGATTTGAAGTACGGAAAAGGCGTGCCGGTATCGGCCGAAAAGAATAGCCAGACCCGCTTATACGGTCTGGGTGCTATTGCTACTTATATGATGCTGTATGATTTCCTAACCGTCCGGATGACAATTATCCAGCCGAGACTGGATATCACTTCCACGGAAGAACTGCGCGTGGATGAGTTGATGACCTGGGCACAGAACGAATTGATGCCTAAGGCAAAACTTGCTTATGCCGGAGAAGGGGAATTCTGTGCCGGCGATCACTGTAAATTCTGCAAGGCTAAAGCTACCTGCAAAGCCAGAGCAGATTACAACCTGGAACTTGCCAAATATGACTTCCAGGATGCCTTTTTACTCAGTAAGGAAGATATTGCTGAGGTACTGGCCAGAGCTGATCAGCTTAAAGCATGGGTAACTGACATCGAAACCTACGCCCTGGAACAAGCACGGGATCATGGGGAGAAGTTCCCCGGATGGAAACTGGTGGAGGGCCGAAGCAACCGGAAGTACACAGATGAAGAAGTTGTGGCCAAAACCCTTACCGGCGCCGGATACGAAAAAGATAAAATCTATAAACCTCAAGAGCTACTCGGTATCACAGCTATGGAAAAGGTTCTAGGTAAAAAACAATTTGGTGAGCTGCTATCTGACTTGGTTGTTAAACCAGCCGGTAAACCCGTCCTGGTACCGGAATCTGATACGCGCCCCGAAATTAATTCCCTGCAGTCCGCAATCAACGATTTCAGCGAAGCTGAATAAATAGAGAGGAGAATGTAAATTGAGTAAACCTGTAACCAACCAAACCACTAAAGTTATCACCGGAAAAGTAAGACTTTCCTACGCCCATCTGTTTAAGCCTGTTGCCTTATCAGAGGACCAAGACCCAAAATATTCAGTCTGCCTGCTCATTCCGAAATCCGATAAAGCTACCCTGAAAAAAATCAATGCTGCGATTGAAGCTGCCAAACAAGCCGGTTCCTCACTCTGGGGTGGTAAGGTTCCCAATAATCTTAAGACCCCTCTCCGGGATGGGGACGATGAGCGCCCAAATCAGCCGGAATATGAGAACTGCTATTTTATTAACGCCTCCAGTAAAACTGCACCGGGTGTAGTTGATAAAGACGTGCAGCCCGTCTTGGACAGCACTGAGGTTTATTCCGGCTGCTATGCCCGCGCGTCTGTAAACTTCTATCCGTTTAATAAGGCCGGCAATAGAGGTATAGCCTGTGGGCTAAACAATGTTCAAAAGCTGGCCGATGGAGATTACCTGGGCGGTCGGAGCCGGGCTGAAGATGACTTTGATGCTATAGAAGATGACGACGATGAAGATTTCTTAGGGTAGACCTATGGACCTAGCGATCGACATTGAAACTTACAGTGATATTGACCTTATAAAATCCGGCGTATATCGTTATGTCGAATCGGAGAGCTTTCGGGTTCTCCTTTTCGGCTACGCCTATGACGAACAGCCGGTTAAAGTGATTGACCTGGCCGGGGGGGAAGAGCTGCCCCGTACAGTATGGGAGGATCTCTTTGACCCAGCAATTACTAAGACTGCCTTTAATGCTAACTTTGAGCGGGTATGCCTGGCTAAACATTTTGGCTGCCCGATGGATCCGGAACAGTGGCAGTGCACAATGGTACAGGCTCTTACGCTTGGGCTGCCTATGTCTCTGGCCGAAGTAGGAAAAGCACTAAAACTTGATATTGACAAGCAAAAATCTAACGCTGGAGCTGCGCTAATAAGATTCTTCAGTGTACCTCAAAAACGCAAGACTACCGCCGATTCAACCTTATTCCCCGTCTCAAAAGAAAGCCAACACCGTAACCTACCTGAACATAACCCTGAGAAGTGGGGGTTGTTTAAAACCTACTGTGCCCAAGACGTGGAGACGGAACGGGCAGTACGGCAAGCCTTAGAAAAATATCCTATAAATGAAACAGAACACCGACTCTGGTGTCTGGACCAGGCCATAAATGACTATGGCGTACTGGTAGACACTCAGATGGTCAAGCATGCTATTAAATGCGCAGCCAACCACCAGAATGAGTTAGAAAAAGAAGCTGTCGCATTAGCCGGTCTGGACAACCCTAAAAGTGTTTCGCAAATCAAGAAATGGCTTAAAGACGCTGAAGGACTGGAAGTAGAAAGTCTTAATAAAGCTGCTATACCAGGACTACTTAAGGAAGCTGAAAGCGAAACCGTAAAGCGAGTGCTGGAGCTGAGGCAGGAGCTGGCCAAAACCAGCATCAAAAAATACGAAGCAATGGAACGTTCTAAGGGCACAGACAACCGGATCCGGGGATTATTCCAGTTTTGCGGCGCCAACCGGTCTGGCAGATGGGCTGGCCGACTGGTGCAGGTGCAAAACCTGCCGCAGAACCATCTGGAGGATTTAGACCTTGCCCGGCAGCTGCTGAGAAGTGGAGAGTATGAAACCTTGGAAATGCTTTTCGGGAATGTGCCAGACACCTTATCCCAGCTGCTAAGAACTGCGCTTATAGCCGGCGAAGGTAACAAATTTGTAGTTGCTGACTTCTCAGCTATAGAGGCTCGAATTATTGCCTGGCTGGCCGGAGAAGAGTGGCGGATGGAAGTGTTCCGGACTCACGGAAAGATATATGAAGCGTCGGCCTCCCAGATGTTTAAGGTACCGATTGAGGAGATCACTAAAGGAAATCCGCTCAGGCAAAAGGGTAAAATTGCAGAACTGGCCCTGGGATATGGGGGAGCAGCTGGAGCCTTAAAAGCCATGGGCGCTCTGAAAATGGGGCTGGAAGAATCCGAATTAAAACCATTAGTAAATGTGTGGCGGGAAACCAACCAGAAAATTACTCAGCTCTGGTGGGACGTAGAAGAGGCAGCTATGGCAGCGCTACAACAAGGCTGGAGAAGTTACGTAGGGGATCATTTAAAATTCGGAATAGCCCAGCCAGCCCCAGGAATGACGGCTCTGCTCATTACCCTTCCATCTGGCCGGGAGCTATCCTATGTCCGGCCCCGGATTGAAACAGACCCACGCTTCAATAAACCGGTCATAACTTATGAAGGCTATGAACAGGGAAAGTGGACCAGGTTAAAAACCTACGGTCCTAAACTTGTTGAAAACATTATCCAGGCAACAGCCCGGGACTGCCTGGCTGAAGCGATGCTGAGACTGGATGAAAACGGTTTTAGAATCGTGATGCACGTACATGATGAAGTTATTATAGAAGCTCCGGAGGGCGATGATTGTCTGGAGGAAGTCTGCAGGATAATGGGGCAACCGCTTGATTGGGCTCCAGGATTACCACTGCCGGCTGACGGATATGAAACTTATTACTATAGAAAGGATTGAGGTGATGGGATTGACCCAAACAGACCCCGTACCCAAAAACCTAAAACATGATGGTACCATCACCATTGCCACCGGGAAAAGCCGGAAAGAGACCAGCTGGAAGAACCGGGAAATGCTCTGGTCTGAGCTGCTGCAAAAGCTCGGCCAGACTACCCGGACCCGGGAAACCCTGGCTGAGTATAAGAAAATGACCAAGCCACAGCAGGACAATATTAAAGATGTTGGTGGATTTGTCGGCGGCACCTTAAAAGGCGGCCGGAGAAAAGCTGATGCAGTTGTATGGCGCCAGGTCTTAACCCTGGATGCAGATTTTGTTCAGGGTGATCTGTGGGGTTCTGTAGAAATGCTCTGTGACTTCAGCTGCGCAATCTACAGCACTCATAAGCATACCCCGGACAACCCGCGCTTACGCTTGGTGGTACCTCTGGCCCGGCCGGTTACACCTGACGAATACCCGGCAATCGGCAGACGGATAGCAGCTGACCTTGGTATTGATATGTTTGATGACACAACCTATGAGCCGCATCGTTTAATGTATTGGCCCAGCACATCAGCTGACGGTGAGTTCGTATTCCAGTACCAGGACGGCCCCTGGCTTGATCCGGACGAGGTCCTGGCCAGATATCCGGATTGGAGAGATCCTTCGTATTGGCCGGAATCCTCCCGGGTGCAGCAGGACCGGAAGAAGTTGGCGGATAAACAGGGAGATCCACTGGAGAAACCGGGAGTCATAGGTGCATTTTGTAGGACCTACTCAGTGGAAGAAGTTATCGAGACGTTCCTGGCTGATGTATATGAGGAATGCGGGGAAGGTCGGTATACTTTTATACCCGGTAGTTGTGCCGGCGGCCTGGTCATGTACGATAACGGAAAATTTGTTTACAGCCACCATGGCACCGACCCCATTGGGGGCAAACTGGTTAACAGTTTTGACCTGGTCCGGATCCACAAATTCGGTGAGCTGGACCAGGATGCTGAACCGGGTACTCCTACAGTGAAATTACCTTCTTATTTAGCTATGCAGGAATTCTGCCTGGCTGATGAACAGGTAAAGGTGACCATGGGCACTGAAAAGCTAGCAAGTGCCCAGGAAGAGTTTGAAGTTGTAGAAGATACTGAGGCTTGGTTAAAGCAGCTGGAGTACAACAAAAAAGGTGAACTGGTAGCATCCCTTGCCAACCTGGTGCTGATTTTGCGTAACGACCCGAACTTGCAAAGAATTGCCTACAATGCTTTCAAAAGCTCAGCCGTAATATTAGAACCTATGCCCTGGCGCAAGCCGGTAGATTGGAAAGGCCCAACATGGAGCGATGATGATGACGCGAGCCTCAGGGTGTATCTGGAGAAGGTCTATAATATCTGGTCACCAGCCAAATTAAGCGATGCTCTGTCAGCTGTAAGCCGTGAACGGTCATTCCATCCCGTCAGGGACTACTTAGACAGCCTGCCTGAATGGGATGGTTTACCCAGGCTGGAGGAGCTGTTAATTGATTGTCTGGGTGCAGAGGATAGTCCCTATGTAAGAGCAGTTACTAAAAAAGCACTTACGGCCGCAGTGGCCCGGGTAATGAATCCCGGCTGTAAGTTTGACTGTATGCTTGTTCTGTGCGGCCCCCAGGGGATAGGTAAAAGCACCATATTTCAAAAGCTAGGCGGCAAGTGGTTCACAGACTCACTGTCTATGAATGATATGAAGGATAAAACTGCAGCTGAGAAATTACAGGGCTCCTGGATCCTGGAAGTAGGTGAGCTGGCTGGAATTAAAAAGGCTGAAGTGGAGGCGGTAAAATCCTTCTTGAGCCGGCAGACGGACAAGTACAGACCTGCCTTTGGACGTCGAACAGTTGAATATCCCCGGCAGTGCATCATAGTAGGCAGCACTAATGCAGACATGGGATTCTTGCGGGATAGTACCGGGAATCGGCGTTTTTGGCCGGTGCAGGTGCATGGGGCGGAACCTGATAGAGCGCCCTGGGCCATGAATGAGTACACAATCGAACAGGTATGGGCTGAAGCGCTGGACTGCTTTAAGACCGGGGAAGATTTATTCTTGACCGGGGAGATAGCCAAAGAAGCCATTGAGCAGCAGAAGCTTGCAATGGAAAATGATGAGCGCTTGGGGCTGATAAAGGAATACCTGGACAGGCTGCTGCCTGAGAGCTGGGAAGACATGAGCTTAAGCGAGCGCCGGCAGTTTATACACGGCACTGAGTTTGGCACAGTTGAAGGTACGGTAGAACGTGATCGAGTTTGCGTAGCAGAGATCTGGAGTGAACTGTTTTGTAAGGACCTAGCAACAGCAAGAAGGTATGAAATTGATGAAGTACACGGCCTAATACAACAAATTGAAGGCTGGGAACGGTATCAGGGTAATAAAAATGGGAAGATGAAATTTAAACTTTATGGGACCCAAAGGGCTTATATAAAAGCGGTTGCCGATGGGTAGAAAAACGTCGGCAACCAAAGTGAAAAAATACCGATGTCGGCAACCAGAAAACATAAAAAGGTTGCCGAAGTTGCCGACAATTGCCAAGGTCGGCAACCGCGTAAAAGCACCACTAAACTAAGGGTCAGGATGTTAGTTGCCGAAGTTGCCGATAGTTATAGTCAGTATGTAAATTATAGAAAATACACCCCCTGTGCGCTATACGCGCGCACACGTAAAGGGGAAAAGGCAACCACGGCAACCACGGCAACCAGTAAAAATGAGGTATGAATATGCAGGAAAGCAATTTAGAAAAAAGATTCAGACTCGAAGTCGAGAAACATGGTGGGCTAGCGTTGAAGTTTATTTCACCAGGTAAGAGAGGGGTGCCGGACCGGCTAGTTTTAAAACCGGGAGGGCAAGCCTTATTTGCAGAAATGAAAGATGCAGGTAAGCCTTTGGAACCGTTACAGCGAAAACGAGCCGATCAACTCAGGGCGCTGGGCTTTAAAGTCTATAAGATTGATTCGATCGAGGATATTAAGAATTTTATCCGGGAGGAATTTCAAAATGCCGATTCAAACTAACTGTGATAGATGCGGAAAAGCCATTAAAATGCCGCCAAGCCATTTTAAAAGAAGTAAACGTCATTTTTGCAGCAACAAATGTAAGATGAAAACATTAAATGAGGAGCTTAATCCGTATAGAATGACTCCCGAGGTTCGGGCAAAACTTCGTAAAGCGCATTTAGGAACCGGAGAAGGAAAAGCCTATACAAAAACTTATGGGAGACATACGCACAGGATTGTGGCGGAACAAATGTTAGGCCGTAAGCTATTACCTGGTGAGGTGGTTCATCATATCGATGGGAACAAACAGAACAATGATCTTGATAATTTGATGGTGTTTGCTTCACAAGAAGAACATGCAGCGGGGCATGTGAGAGAGGAAAGGTTTTTCCATGGTACGGTTTTAGGTAAGGAGGTGATGCCTAAATGAAGTTCATTCCACACCCTTATCAGGAATACGCAACAAGCAGAATATTAGATCAGGAAGCTGTAGGGTTATTTTTGGATATGGGCTTAGGTTGAGGTAAGACCGTTTCAACACTGACTGCTGTAGACCAGCTGCTGTACGACTACTTCGACGTGGAAAAGGTTTTAGTAATAGCACCCTTGCGAGTAGCACAAAAAACCTGGCCGGATGAGATACGTAAATGGGACCACCTGAAGCACTTGAGAATTAGTCTGATCCTAGGAACAGAGAAACAACGTCTGGGAGCCCTCCAGGCTAAAGCCGATATTTGGATCATTAACCGGGAAAATGTGGAGTGGTTAGTTGACCTGTACGGTAAAAATTGGCCTTTTGACATGGTGGTCATCGACGAACTATCCAGTTTTAAATCTAGTAAAGCTAAACGGTTTAGAGCCCTACGCAAGGTGCGTCCTATGATAAAGCGTATTGTAGGTTTAACTGGCACACCAGCACCTAATGGCTTAATCGATCTCTGGCCACAGGTGTACCTCCTGGATCAGGGTGAGCGCCTGGGCAAAACAGTTACCGGATACCGGAGCCGGTACTTCGAACCGGGAAAACGTAACCGGACTGTAATTTTTACCTGGGATCCTAAACCGGGAGCTGAGGAAGCAATTTATAGCAAGCTGGAGGATTTGTGTGTAAGTATGTCAGCCGAGGATTGGCTGCAGATGCCGGAAAGGATTGACCGAGAGGTAATAGTTCAGATACCGGAGGCGGCCCGAGCACAATATGACCAGCTGGAGCGTGATTTACTTTTACCTTTTGCCGGCGGCGATATAACCGCAGATACCATGGCGATCCTATCTAATAAATTATTGCAGATGGCCAATGGCGCCGTATACGACGAAAACGGAGCCACCCGGGAGATTCACCGGGCTAAACTCGAGGCCCTGGATGATATCCTGGAAGCTGCAAATGGTCAGCCGGTGCTTGTGTTTTACAATTATCAGCACGACCGAGATAGGGTACTGAAGCATATACCTACAGCCCGGGTACTGGACACCGAGGATGACATTGAGAAGTGGAACCAGGGTAAAATACCGGTCATGTTAGCACATCCGGCCAGTGCCGGTCATGGCTTGAACCTGCAGGCCGGAGGGAACATCATAGTCTGGTTCGGCTTAACCTGGTCTTTAGAACTGTATCTTCAGGCCATTGCTAGGCTTTATCGTCAAGGCCAGGATAAAAGCGTGATTGTTCACCATTTAATAGCAGAGGGAACTATCGATGAAGATGTGATGCGGGCTTTGGCCGGCAAGGATGTAAGTCAAAAAGCTTTACTGGAAGCAGTTAAAGCAAGGATTGAAAAATACCAGGCGGCGTAAGGAGAGGAGGAAATTTAGTTGGGTAGTGATAGCGCATTTGGAGAACCGTTTTACAGTATAAAAGACAGTGGTGCCCGCCACGAATTCGATACCGGAGCAGTGAGAGACATCCAGGAGGGCAAGGGTAGATATGACCTGTTACCCTGGGAAGCGATCCATGAACTGGCACTGCACTGTGAACAGGGTGCTGTCAAATATGGGGAGCGGAATTGCGAGAAAGGTATACCGATACACAGCCTTATTGACAGCGCCATCCGCCATCTATCTTGCTATATGCGGGGAATGAAGGATGAGCCACACCTGAGGGCCGCACTCTGGAATATAGCGTTTGCCATCTGGATGGAGCAGAAACATCCAGAGATGCAGGATATACCAGTTAGGAGGGAGGATACGTGAGTAAAAACACAGGTTACAGCTTAACTGGTCTGGCTCCGGGCAACAATCCCCAGGTAGTACCAAAAGAAGAGGAGCAAGGGCCGCCTGAGGGCGTTATAGATACCACGGTAAAAGTCTACCGGCTTAATCCGGACGGTAGCAAAGGCGAGTTCTTAAGGACGATGCCAGCCTACCCCGAGGGCTGGGAGGAAAGAAGGTCTGCCCCGGGGTCGGGGGGCAAGAAAAAAGAGAAAGAGGAGGATGACGAGATGGCAAAAAAGAGGACTAAAGCAAAAATAGACTGGAAAGAAATAGGGCCTAAAATTGATGAACTGAATGCTAAAGGGGTAACAACTAGAGCTATAGCAGATACAGTTGGAATAAGCTACGCATCAGTATTTAGGTACTTGGAAAAACAAAAGGAAATTACTCCATCTAAAAAGCAGATTAAAAAGGATATTTTCACAGGAGAAACAGAGGACTCCTGGAAATGTAGCGCTTGCGGGGGAACTACAGATTATGTGGAGCGTTTTACAGATGCAGAAGGAGAAAAATTATGTATGCAGTGCTATTTAGGCAAAGAACAGCAGACCCAGCCTCCCGAATCGGATCAGGCCGCGAACCAGGAGCCGGAACGGGAGGAGCCTAGGGAGTCTGCTGAAAATAGTATACCCTACTCTGTTGAAAGATTAGAAAACATAGGGAGAGAAATTAACCCGGATGACGACACGAAAATCTATACCCCGGAACGGCAGAACTACACTATCACCCAGTACAATGAGCAGATTAAGCAGGGCGGCTTTACCGCAGCCGATGAGGAGCCAATACCGTATACGCCAGTAGAAAACCCGTTTGACCTTAACCGGTTTAAGATTGCGGTCCTAGAAATATTCCAGGAAGTGGCCAGGGCTAACCAGGCACCGGCGTATGTGAGCTTAGCGTTTATGAATGCCATTATCGACACCTATCCGGAAAAGGGGGAGTGATTTTATGAAGGTTTACATAGCTGGAAAAATAACGGGTAATCCAGGCTATAAGGAGCAGTTTGCCGAAGCCGAGAGGCACTTAAGAGCGCAAGGTCATACCACCATGAACCCAGCCGTGCTACCGGACGGTTTCGAGCACCATGAGTATATGCAAATTTGTTTTAGCATGATAGATGTTTGTGATGCAGTGTACTTTCTGGGCAACTGGCGGGACAGCGTAGGGGCGACCATGGAGCGTAACTATGCGATAAACACCGGCAAGGTTTTGGTTAAGGGAGGGACGGTAGCTATGAAAATCAACCTACCCGACATAGAAATACAGCCTGACTGGACTATTCCCAGCCAGGTCAAGAAAATAGGTGAAGAATACGGCGAAGTAGCCGAGGCTGTTGCAATGGATGACCCGGTGCGTACCATCAAAGAGGCACTGGATACCATGCAGACCTGCGCCACCTTAATTAATATGGTCCTGGCTGAGTGGAAGGTCCCATTGGACCGGTTCTTGTGGGAGCACGAGGAGAAGTTGGCTAAAAAAGGTTATATGGGGGTGAAGATAGATGGCTAAAGAAACACCAGCGGGGAGAGAGATGGACGCACTGATAGCGGAGAAGATTATGGGGTATACCCTTTCGGAATTAAGTTTGCCCGCTTATCCAAAATACAAGCTATTTGGCATTGAAAGCGGAGAATTTAGTGGATATGTGAAAGAAGTGCCCCACTATTCCACCGACATAGCGGCGGCGTGGAAGGTGGTGGAGAAGATGGGGAATTACCTCTTCGCGTGTGGACGAACTGATGATGGAATATGGGAGGCATATTTCTTTCCGGTTAACTCCGGGATAGGCAAATTAAGCGAGGCGCACGGAGACACTGCGCCATCGGCAATCTGCCGCGCCGCACTAAAAGCTATGGGGGGTGCGTATTGATGTCTAAAGAAAAACCTGTACCCGAAATGTGCGCCGGGTGCGCCCGTAACAAGAATATGTACTGCGAGGTAATCAAGGCACCAGGTTGGCTCCACGAGCATCGGGGGATATGTTTCGCCTGGGTCAACGAGGCTCGGGCGAAGGAGATAGAAGCAGAGATAAAGATTATTCATAAGGGGGCGAAGGCGTGAAAGAGATTATTAAGTTTCGCGGGAAGCGGGTAGACACCGGGGAATGGGTGTTTGGGAATGTGATTGGCGTGGATTGTAGTTATGTCATTGCGCAAAACATGTTTGAGTGGGTAGAGAATTCAGGGTTACAGGGTGGAGATTGGTGGCACGTTATCCCCGACACCGTGGGCCAGTACACCGGATTGAAGGATAAGAATAGCAAGGAGATTTATGAAGGGGATATTCTCCGCCACAAATGGAATAGCGGAAACGACATTTTCTTAGAAACCATTTCAGAAGTTAAGTTTTCTAGAGGTGCTTTTGTTGTGGATGATAAGAAAAGAGCTGACTGGTTATTGTCCCTTCACGCCCTGCCTAAATGGGCAGAGATTGAAGTCATCGGCAATATCTATGAAAACCCCGGACTGCTGGAGGTGGAATAACATGACTATTCACGACGAAATTAACCAGGCCCTGGCCCAGTTGGCCCAGGCCAGGCAGAACTTTGATTATGCTACTCCCGATTTTATCGACGTTGCGGTTGCCGAGCTGGCAGCCGCCGAGGCCCGGGTAGATTTGTTTTACCGGCTGGCGAAGGAGGCGGGGTAATGGATAGATTTCTAAACCAAATAATCTGTGGTGACTGCCTAGAGGTTTTAAAAATCATGCCCGATAACAGTGTTGATTCTATTGTAACTGACCCACCCTACGAATTAGGCTTCATGGGTAAGAAGTGGGATAGTACAGGAATTGCTTACAATGTTGAGTTGTGGCAAGAGTGCTTAAGAGTATTGAAGTATGGCGGTTATTTACTAGCTTTTGGTGGCACTAGAACATATCACCGCATGGCTTGTGCGATAGAAGATGCAGGATTTGAAATTAGAGATCAAATACAATGGATATATGGAAGTGGATTTCCTAAAAGCATGGATATAAGTAAGGCCATTGATAAAAAGGCGGGGGCTGAAAGGAAGGTTATCGGACAGTTAAAAAGAAATGATAGAGTGCTACCTTCGGGTCAAGGCGGTTATCATGGAAGGCTGCATGAGCAATACCAAGAAAAAGGTAGAGAATCAATTAAGTTAGACATTACAGCCCCTTCAACCGATGAAGCAAAACAATGGGAAGGATGGGGAACCGCCCTGAAACCCGCCAATGAGCCTATTGTAGTAGCAAGAAAGCCTTTGAGCGAAAAGACTGTAGCCGATAATGTACTCAAATGGGGTACAGGTGGAATAAATATTGATGGGTGTAGGGTACCAACAGATGAAGACAGAAGCAGACCAATAGGTCCACAAAATAATGCCAATACTTATATGAAGGGATGGAAAGGTGGAAAAACCGAATCACATCCCCAAGGTCGCTTCCCTGCCAACATAATCTTTGACGAAAAAGCAGGACGGTTGCTTGATGAGCAAAGTGGGATAAGCAAAGGTTCTAATAGTGGGATTAGAAAAGCTGGAAGTGAATTTGGACAAGGAAGTGGATGGAATAAGCATAAAAACAAAGAT